GCTTCAGACCAACTTTCATTTACGCCTACCGCTACGTGGTATTGGCATGAAAAATAGGACTAGTTATCTCAATGAAAGTACAGTTTAAGTTCATCCACTCAATGTCAGAGTTTGACATCTCATCCCTTGGATCTGTGTTTGACAACCAAATACTTGGCTTACCCCACAGTATGGGTTTAGGCTCCCGGTAAAGACATTTAACCGTGACTTCAGGCTGACCACCCAACCACTCCTTGAAACTAGGAAAAAACTTGATTCCCCCACGTATATCGTCAAAAATAGCATACTTGACGTCTTCTCTTTCAGCCTTCAATAAAACATCTCCGGAAAGTAGTCCGACGCAGTTGACATGCTTTCCCAAAGATCTAGCCCACAAAGTCTTTCCCAGTCTTGACTGTCCATAGAGGACGAGGGACTGAGGTCTACCTAGGCAGATTAGCTTTGAAAAACACACTCTTAAGCGTATAGCGAAGCGATAGAGGCTGGAGGGGTCCCCTCTGGGGATCAGCCTTGAGCGGAGTAGCGTCATGTTAATAAGCACAGCGCAGGCTGGAAGCAGAATTTTGGTCCGCCCCGCCCATTGGAACAAATAAGACAGCTTACCTATTGGTGTGTCTCCCAATCCAAGACCAGCTTGTCGTACCCACTCATCTCTTCCATCAAGGTCTCCTCCATGGAACTCAATCCCGACAGGTGTTTGGTACTCTCGCTCAGGAGGAGCATACTTCCAGTCACAATATGCTTGGAGTTGGCGAAAATTACAAGCCGCACTTTTGGGATCCAGTTCGTGTACCAGTCTCCAAAACGACTCACGATCAACTGCACCCGTGATGAGAGACCATTTTTCCACATTTGATACACGGCCACCTCCGCTCTCGCCAGGTCTATCCAGTGTGGCCCAAACTGTGTCACCATCCTTTGTCGCATAGTCCCAACCCTTTTCTGGTGTGCCTTTAGAAGGACTAACATTGGGGTGGTGACCTTCGACATCGAAAGCTCTAGCGTTTCGGAACCTTCTCTTCCTACCAAAATCAACGAAGCAATGGAGATGAATTCCGCCATCCTGGTGATTTTCTCTTCCAATGACGCATTTGGTTCCAGGAATGCCATCGAGGTGTTCTCCAACTCTTTCAGGTGCGAGAGCGCCGCATTGTGGGTAGGTGAGCAAAACATATCGTGCGTGTAAATCGAATGAAGGCATGTGATTTAGAAAAAGTCCCTGGGCAAACTAATGTTATAGCCCAGGGACGGGGACACATCTCAACTATAAATACCCCGTTCCTCTCGCACTTCGGACATCAATAATGTCCGCCCCACACGAATGTGACCAAGGTTGTCTTTACTTTAACCGAGATTGTTACTGGGATAGTCTGAAAGCCACCGCCCAGCAACAGGAAATGAGCACAGCTCGTAACCCCACAGGATATCCACACCACCATCAAAAGTGCAGGGTCATCCACTCTGTTCGTACACACCCTTGTTTCCCACTCAGCAACGATGCGCACACGAAGTTACAGAAGAAGTGGATTGAGGAGAACAAGGAGAACATACCCCCGCCGAACCTTAAGAGGGAAAACGCGACGTTACACCCGAAGAAGTACACGGATTGGAAAACTCAGGAGCCGGAGGCCATCGAAGAAGATGATACTGAATCTGACAGCGAAGAAGAAGAGGGACACGATGGCTCCCAACATCACGTATCCACCCTCGTCAACAGAGGGAGCGGTAACAAGCCTGATCGTCCAAGCAAGTAGCCAAGCTACAATGACACTCTGGTGTCCAAGCGCACGAGAACTTCGTGCCATATTTGAAAATGATAGGGCCACTGTTCCGTCTGGTCGCGAAGAGACTACGGTTTATGCAGTCGGTCTTAAGGAGAAAATATCAATCCTGACCAATTCTGGTCAGCCATGGAGGTGGAGACGCATTGTCTTCACGCACAAGGGACCCCTGCCACTCGGTGAGCAGTTTGAAGGGTCCAGGGTCTACTCAGTCATCACCGATGTTACTGGTCGAGATACGTACTTTCGCACACTTTCCCCACTCCCACAGAATTCGATCACACCACTTGTGGAGTATCTGTTCAAAGGCCAAGGGGAAGGTGGATTAGGCATCCAAGATTGGACCGATATTATGACAGCACCTATGGATACGACCCGCATTAAAACCATGCACGACAAAGTCACGCGCATTCAATCCGGAAACGCAAGTGGAGTCATGAAGACTTACAGCAGGTGGCATCCTGTTAAGAAAAATATTGTTTATGGGGATGAAGAAATTGGCAACCAGATGTTGACATCATTTTACAGCACAAGTTCTAGACCGGGTATTGGGGATATTTATGTATTGGATATATTCACATCTTTGAGCAACGCCGCTTCAGACCAACTTTCATTTACGCCTACCGCTACGTGGTATTGGCATGAAAAATAGGACTAGTTATCTCAATGAAAGTACAGTTTAAGTTCATCCACTCAATGTCAGAGTTTGACATCTCATCCCT